CACAAATTCGCGCTCACTTGAGGTTGCCAACCGGAGCCCCCTTGTGGGGACCGGGTCGGGTAACGCACGTGCTTCATTAGCACGTTTCGACAGAAGACGTTCTTCTGTGCGCAGTCTCGTGACTGCTGCCCTTTCCGCGTGCTTCAAGAGCCCGTGGATGGGTATTCATATTCGCAAACATGCGAATAAAGTAAGCCTTGCTTACAAGTGGCGTACCAACGCCACTTACGGCCTGCTGAAGGCCGCCTGTCATGACCTTAGGTCATGTGCCCTTGAACGTCAAGGGGACCCTCTAACGTTGAGGGTTGGGAGATACGTTATCCCCCGTGCCATACGATGGCACCTTACCTGCATTACGCCAGGTAGGAGAATCAGGATTCTCCTTCAGCTATCCATGATAGCTCGTGCTCTTCCACCCTTTCCGGGTTTGGCACGTTCTACCTCTGCGGTAGAAGATCTCAAACGAGATTTCCAGGAACCTTTCCTGGATACTCTTCCCGAAGAGTTTGAGACGACATTTCGTCGTCTGTATTCCAAGTTGGAATACAAACCGGTGTCTTTACCCCGGTCCTGGATACCTTTTAGTCCAGGAGCGTGCCTCGAGCACACTAGACGTGAAGGTGGCTTCACGAAGTCGATGTCTTTATCGACTCGACGTACCAGGTTTGGTACGTCCTTCCGACCGCCGGAAGTTATCGAGAAAGTTTCTCGAGTTCATGTAATACATGAACAGGGTGGCAAAATGCGACCCGTTACCTGCTCCAATGCAGGTCTCGTGTTCCATGGACACGAATTTAGGGAAAAATTCTTCCCTCTCCTATATAAGTTTAGGAGTACCTCAGTTCCTCTGAGGGAGAGGCCCTTGAGCTTCTTTATCCCCGACGACGGGGAGGTCCGGTATTTATATTCCGGTGATTTGTCTAATGCGACAAATTTGCTCTCTCATGAGTGCATTAGATGCATTGCATCTGTACTTGGACTCGATCCAAGTCTTGTGCTCTCGCACAAGTGCAACTTCTCCGTTGAGAAGTATAATATCAACATTGATATTGATCCAGTTCGTGGAACCTTTATGGGGTTGCC